AAATGAATATTTTAAACTTATAGTAATTTTGTAACAAGTTATGGATGGAGCTCTTTTCAATTAGAATACAGCGCACTTTTCAATTAGTATCTACAAGGAAGCAGTGAGTGGAAGCTTTTGCGGTGTGACACAGAATACCTGTTCAACCGGAACTATCCGGGTTCCGAGTCTGCAAAAATGGATGAAGCGTTCAATTATCTTTATGTGATTCCCAAAAGTTGGTAAAAGACGATGGCAGGAACTATTCCTCTTAAAGAAAAATAGGACATAACAGTCAATGTATTGGTTTACAGAAGAGCCACATAGAAAGATTTCAAACTCTTCTTTACTCTCCTTGTAATAAATCTGGCTGTTAGTATTGATGTTTGGAATAGTGCGGTTTATGATAATGACAGCCGGTATGTGCAATGTGAACAAGCTGGAATGCCTTTTTCTGAAGGGTTCCGGCTTGTTTATTACATGGCTGAAAAAACAAGACAAATAAGAGGGTTGTGTCCATAGTGTTCCTGGAACATCCGGTATTTGGGTAGAATTCCGGTAGAAAATGTTTTCTCCACCCTTTTGAAGGAGAAAAAGTACGGACAGACGGTCTTGCAATCGCTCCGTTCCGGTGTTTTATCTTGAATTTTGTTATGTTTTTTTTATTTTCTACCATTGTTCTACCAGTAGGGCGGGGAAAGTAATGATATCACACTTTTATCAAGGAATTACATATAGAATGCAGGGTTATATTGGTCAGATTTAGTATCTTTGCAAAAAATGGTACTGATATGGAGGACAAGTTGATTTCCCGATATGATATTTTAGTGAACCGGTACAAGGAACTTGTATCTGAGAAGCTGAGCAGGAAAGATTTTATAGAATACAATGAAATTCTATTCTCGGCGCATAGCTGTGCTATAGAGGGGAACAGTTTTTCAGTGGATGAGACCCGCACCTTGAAAGAAAAAGGGCTGGGCATGATCCCCAAAGGCAAGACCTTGCTGGAGGCATTTGAAATCCTGGATCATTTCCAGGCTTATGAATATCTTCTGAAGAATTTGGACAGGCCGCTGACCGAGGAACTCCTGAAGGAAACCCACCGGCTGCTGACGGAACATACCCTCTCTTACAAGACCCAATACGATGAAATACCGTCCAACCCGGGAGAATATACAACAGTGGACATGTGTGCCGGTGATACGATATTTGGGGACCATGAGCAGCTGATAAAGCAGGTTCCCCGCCTGTTGCAAAGCACCCAGCAGGTCCTGGACTCCGGGAAGATCCATCCGATGATCATCGCGGCAAGATTTCATGGATTTTATGAATATCTGCATCCCTTCCGGGACGGAAACGGTCGTCTGGGACGTCTGATGTCCAATTTTATATTGCTCAAAAAAGAACAGCCGCTGCTGATAATCCCCGGTTCGCAGAGAGAGGAATATATCACCGCCTTAAAATATATCAAAAAAGAGCGTACAGATGAATTTCTGATAGATTTTTTCTTCCGGACATCCATAAAAAGGATGGAACAGGAAATAGAGGAAAAAAAGAATCTCACGGAGAATTTTATCAGGGGGATGGAATTTGTTAGAAATGTAAAATCATCCAATGATGACATTTCAGAAATCTAATATTACATTCTGACAGTCCGAACAGTACTTTGCAGGCGAACTTTAAACAATCTGTTACGATTATAAATGTCTCTTTCAAAGATGAAGTTTTAATGGGACAATTAACCAGATCTGTTTCTGTTACCTCAGGTCATTCAGCGACTTACACTGTTTATGGTGTTGAAATCACAGAACGGGAAGATGATAGAGGAAATTACGACTCTTGGGAGGAAAATTACACCTTTGCAGTCACATCGGGATCTCCAGCATCACGATTGGATAGTTATGACAGATATAACGGTGAGGTGTCTGAGAGCATGACCAGCAAAGAAAAATCATTCACTTTGGTTGTGGATGGTGTCACTGTTTGCTCCAATGAACCTATTTCAAATGTTGGCAAAGTTGATAAGGTAATTGGAAACTATAGGTATATTTTTTGATTTAATTTCGCATTACAGATGAGGGTATGTCAGTGTTTTGACACCTCATCTTTCTCTGCCAAACTATTGGATACTTAAAATAGATTTTCACAATGTACTGGCAGTTATGAACGGCAACATAAAAATTAAAAAGAGCAACTGTTCATCTCGGACAGTTGCTCCTGTAAAAACGGTTCAATATTAGTAAAAAACGACAATCTTTATGAATGAAATTATTTATAAAGACCCTGTATCTTTTGATAAGAACTGTTCTCTTCTTATGAGGGCAAATTCAGTTCTTTATCAAGAAAGACGCAAAATATATTATTTCAGTATTTCACCTTTCTCATTGAAGAACACCGTACTTTCAGCTCCCTCCTTGTCTGTCAGAACAACCTGATAGGTCTTGCTGCCATCCTCTGCCGCTTCCACCGCCGCTTCCTTGACGGTTGATTCCGCAAAATTTTTGGCGATTGCTTCCGTTACCGCTGCCGGAAGGTCTTTCACTTCAATAGGGGTGAAGTCATTTACTGCCATGACTGTTTCAACACCTGAGGTCAAATTTTCGGCAAATGCCACTGTTGTTCCTAATCCCATTACCAATGCTACTGCAACAAAAAATTTTTTCATAATCTTATATTTTTAATGGTTATTGTTTTACGATAATGATAGGACAATTTTTATGCCAAAAGAATAACTAATCTGATTATCAGTTGGTTAATATTTTACTAATTATATGTGAAATGGAAAAAATCCTCATATAGTGTGGGATGATGTGGAAATGTTCCACATTGATACCTTTCTTCCATTAATCTTTTCGCACCTTTGTGGAAAAATGGATAAAATCAGATACCGTCTTGTATATAACCGCCAGAACACGCTAAACAGGCAGGGCACGGCTCTTGTACAGGTTGAAGCTTATTTAAATCAAAGGAAAATCTATCTGAAGACAAACGTGTACCTCAAACCGGAGTGCTGGAGCCGTGAGGGGGCACAAGTCATAAACCACCCCCAATCTAACGAACTCAACGCAATGCTCTATGAATACATCCTGTATCTGCAAGGCATAGAGTTGGGGTATTGGAAGCGCGGAATACCTGCCACACTCTCACTACTGAAGGATGCTGTCAAGAAGAAAAGTGCCGTGAATGTCAGCTTCTCCACTTTCGCCAAATCAGCCATTGACAATTCGGACAAGAAACAGTCCACCAAGGACAACCTGCACTCTACACTGGCGGTCCTGCATGATTTCCGTTCCGGATTGGACTTCAAGGATATTACCTATACATTCCTTCGTGATTTTGAGCAATATTTAAGGGAAAAGGGCAATGCGGTCAATACGATAGCCAAGCACATGAGACAGCTCCGTACCTTGGTCAATGAGGCAATCAACCAGGGATATATGCACGCGGACGCTTATCCGTTCAGAAAGTACAAAATCAAACAGGAGAAAGGCAGACATGAGTTTCTTACCCCGGACGAGCTGAAGAAGCTGGAAACGGTCGAGGTGGAAGAGGAATCCATGCGCCATGTGCTCGATGCCTTCCTGTTCTGCTGTTATACCGGATTGCGCTATTCTGACTTCCGCCAGCTCACACCTGAGAATTTCATTAGGATAAACGGCAAGCGGTGGCTGTACTTCAAATCTGTCAAGACAGGAGTGGATATCCGTCTGCCGTTACATCTGCTGTTTGAAAGCAAGGCATTGGGCATTCTTGACCGTTATCCGGATATCGGAAGTTTTGCATCCCTACCCTGTAACTCGGAAGTGAATAAGCAGCTTCGAAAGCTGGCCGGGTTGTGTGGTATCAAAAAACGGATAACCTACCATGTGAGCCGTCATACCTGTGCCACCCTGCTGGTTCATCAGGGAGTTGCGATTACAACAGTCCAGAAGCTGCTCGGACATACTTCCGTAAAGACCACACAGATTTATTCGGAGGTACTTTCCAGCACCATTGTGCGTGACTTGAAAAATGTTCAAAGGAAAAAAGTAAAGATGTTTCCTGATAAAGGCTTGAGAACATCTGATTTTATAGACAACCGGTAGATTTCATGAATCCTATTTGTTTTCTATTTAGGGGTAGGTGATGTCTTTTCCACTTGGTCGTTTTTGATTTAATATTGTGCCGTTTTTCAAATACAAATAATGATGAAAAAAGAAACTAAAGAAGAAGTGCAGATTTATACGGCAGTGGGTATGTTAGTGGCTGGTGTTGCTTTGTCTGTGGCAGGGTTTATAGTAGAACCTACAGGTCAGATACATGAGTCTGTATTGTGGTTTTTTGCTCAATGTTTGATGTATGCCGGAGGCATATTTGGTATCGGAGTTTATGTGACAACCAAGTTTAATCATCTAGTGGATAAATTAAACGATAAGGAGGATAAGAAATGAAGTATTTTACAATTGCGGAACTCTGCAAGTCAACGACTGCTGACCGCTTGGGTATCAATAACAGATGCAGACAGGAGCATGTGACTGCTCTGACTGCCTTGGTGGACAACGTACTGGACCCGTTACGCACATGGTGGGGAAAGCCTATAACAGTAAACAGTGGTTATCGCTGTCCGGAACTTAATGCGGCCGTCAAGGGAAGTAAGACCTCGCAGCACATGGTGGGGGAAGCTGCTGATATTGATACTGGCGACCGCCAGCAAAACAAGCTGTTGTTTGAGTATATCCGCAAGAACCTGCCCTATGATCAATTGATTGATGAGTCTAACTTCGCTTGGGTGCACGTCAGCTATCGGGCTGACGGAAATAACAGGATGCAAATTCTTAAGTTGTAGACTATGTTGGTTAGAGTTATGAACTGGGTAAGCCGGCATATATTGCTGGCTCCTTTCATGTGTTTGTTCCTGTTGTTCGGATCATGTGGCAGTTCGCATAAGGCTGTCAAGTCCGATGTAGAAGTAATCAGCAAAGATAGCGCCAGTGAATCTGTCAACATCGTACACGGATCAAGTATCTCTTTGAGCGAACTCATTACTACTAATAGTAACTATGTGATTGATTTCTGTATCTATGATACCCGAAAACCACCCGATAGCCTGACCGGGAAACCTCCATTATTGGCAGACGGTCATGTGGAAGGTGATTTCAGCAAGAATAAAAGGAAGGAAACTGCAACCAAAGATAGTACGGAGGTGAAAGTTGACAAGGAAGCCACTTCCACCAAACATGAAGAAACCAAGACTGAAGGGGTAAAGGATAAAAAAGAATCCACTTTGCTTAAACAAATCGGTTTTGCCTGTGTTTGTGCAACAGTTTTGCTTGTTGTTGTGCTGATAATACGAAAGCATTGGCGCAACAGACAATCTTCATCATAAGACTTTAAATTTATAAATTGGACTGCCCCGGCTCGTGATGAGTCGGGTTTTTCTTGTCTTTTACCGGCTGTTTTTATAACCTTATTTTTGAAATAAAAAAAGATGGCTATACATGAAAAAGCGACCGTTGAACTCCAGGTGAATGGGGAGCAGGCTAGAAAAGAGATGCAATTGATGGAACAACATGCGCTCTCTTTAAAAGCCAGAATTGTTGAAGCCCAAAATGCGGGTGATACCAAAAAAGTCAAGCAGTTACAAAAAGAACTGAAAGAGACCAATACAGCATTGCGCGCTATGAGGGATAACGCTCGGAATATTGATGCGGCTATGAACAATATTGGTTTGGCCACTCCAAAAGAACTTCGACGGCTGTTGAAAGATATCGATGCTAAGTTGAACTCCGGTCACATAGCCCGAGGTTCTGAAGAGTGGAAGAAGTACCAGGCACAACTCAAGTTGGTCAATGCGGAGATTCGTAAAGTAAATGATGAAATTAAAGAAACTGAGGGGTGGTTGACGCGTTTTAATAATAGATTTGCCAAATGGGGGGCGTTGGCGGCATCCGGTATAGCTGCCATTACCGGTATATCTATGACGTTGAACAAAATGCGCAAAGACCGTGATGATAAAGAGGCGTCGGCAGCCAATCTGAAGGCTCTTACCGGGTTGGATGATGTATCCATTCAGTGGCTTGCCCGACAGACCGAGATATTGTCTACTTCGATGCACAAGTCTGGACTTCGGGTTACTCAGTCCAGTAAAGAGATTCTTGAGGCATATATGTTGGTAGGATCTGCCAAACCGGATTTGTTGGGTAATAAAGAGGCGTTGAATGCCGTGACCATTGAGGCGATGCGTTTGTCCAAGGCTGCCAAGATGGATTTAAAAGAAGCGGTTGATGCGGTTACGTTATCAATGAACCAATATGGGGCATCATCCGAGAAGGCGGCCGACTATGCCAATGTGATGGCTGCGGGGTCCAAATACGGTTCCGCAGCTGTACAGAGCATTACGGCAGCCGTCACTAAAGCTGGTGTTTCCGCTTCTACGGCTAATGTTCCCATTGAGCAATTGGTAGGTAGCATCGAGACTCTAGCAGAGAAAGGGATTGTGAATGAGGTGGCTGGTACTGGACTGAAGATGTTTTTCCTTCGCCTACAGACGGGAGCAGATGAGACAAATCCCAAGATAGTGGGCTTGCAAACGGCTCTGAAGAATTTACAAAAACTATCTACAGAAGAAATCGTGAAGCGTTTTGGTGCAGAAACCTACACGGTAGCACAGACCTTGATAGACGGTGCTGACAAAGTTGAATATTATACTAAGGCAGTGACCGGTACTAACGTGGCCATGGAACAGGCGGCAATTAACTCTGAAACCAACGAGGCGCGTTTGGCTCAGCTGAAGAATAAAATAAGAGAGACAGGCATTGAATTAATGGAAAAATTAAATCCCTCTCTCAATATGTTGACGGGATGGACTACTAAATTACTTAGTATGGCTCCGGCATTGATTGATTGGTTGGTTAAATACAAGGGTGCGTTAGCAAGTACCTGTGTGACATTGCTTGCTTTGATCGCTTATAAAAAAGCGGATGTTGCCTGGGCGAAATTACAGGTGGTTTGGAATGAAAAAATCGTTGCATCGCTGCTTTCTCTAGGTAAGTTTGTTAAGGCAAATCCTTATGCTTTTTTAGCGGTAGGGGTAGCAGCTTTAATCGGTAGGCTGATTGATTTAAAAAGAGAGCAAAACAGGGTTACAGAAAGTCAGAAATCAATGTTGCGCATTAGTAATGATTTGAATGATAAATATGGCGAGCAGGAGTCAAAAATTAGATTGCTGACAAATGTGATTCATAATCAGAATTTCTCCTATGATGAACGCCGTCGCTGTATTGATGAATTGAAAAAAATCGTTCCGGGTTACAACGGTATGCTGAATGAAGAGGGCAAGTTGATGAATGACAATACAGGTGCTATCAAAGACTATTTGGTGCAATTGGAGAAACAAATCAAACTGGAGGCGGCTAGAGAAGAGTTGGCAGGACTGTATCAGGAACAACGCAAGACGGAGAAGCTGAAGAGAAAACAACAAGAAGAGGTGAAGCGAGCTAATGCCAATTTTAATTCGGCACAGTTTATGGCATCGGCTCGGACTACTAATTTGGGCACACAAGGTACAAGAGCGTTGGCTAAAGCTACAGATGCGTCTACTCAGCAAGCACGTAGCCAGCTCACGATAGCCAACCAAGAACTGAATAAGACTCAGGCTCGTCTTGATCAGTTAAATCAGGCCATTAAAGATGTTAATGCTGAAATTGCAGCTAGCGACATTCAGCTCGATGTAGTAAAAAACGATGATAAAAAAAATGGAGGTGGCACTTTAACAGAAGGGGAGAGGTCAAAAGCGAAAAAAGATGCGTTGGTCAAGGAGGAAAAAGAATATTTTTCTGAATTGGCACATCTCAAGCAATTGTATATTGACAGTGACTTGATGACGCAAGAAGAGTATGCCCGATTGGTTGAAGATTTAGAGATGCAGCATTTGAACAGACAGCTAGATATTGCTGGTATGGAGCCAGATGAGATTGAAAAAATCAATCAAAAGATTTTAGATGCACAAATTAAATTCAAAGAGCGTTGCAGGCAAGAAGATGATAAAGAGTATAAAGAGGCACAGCAACGTGCTTTGACAGCTAGAGAAAAGCGATATCAGTTAGATATTGAAGCGGCTGCCCGTTATCATTATCAAAATCTGACATCTGAAGAAGATTATCTTCGGCTTTTGTCTGATTTGGAATACGGTTATTATAGCGATATGCTGGCCAATTATCAATTAACAGAACAACAAAAAGCAGACTTCCAAAAGCAAATTAACGCTAACAGGTTGAAGGAGGATGAACGGGAATACCAAAAAAGAAAAGAGGCTCAGGATAAAGAAAGGGCCTTGGCCCAAAAATATACGGATATGGCTAAGGGGATAGCTGAGGATTATGGGCAGACTTTAGGTGAAATGATTGCTAATGGAGAACTGACAATGAAGAGTTTTCTCCGTGAAACCCTGCTAATGGCGGTTGATGCCTTGGAGAAAGTTATTGAAATCGCAGCTGTTGAAATCACAGCCAAAAATGCAGCGGCTACTGCTCCTTTGTCTTTTATCGGTATAGCGAAAGCGGCTGCCCAGATTGCGGCCATCAAAGTTGCATTTGCAGCAGTTAAGGGGATGATTGGTAATTTCTATACTGGAGGCTTCACAGGCTCCGGTGAATGGGATCGCCCTCAGGGTATTGTACATTCCAATGAATTTGTTGCCAACCGTTTTGCGGTGGCAAACCCGGCTATTCGTCCCGTACTTAATTTGATTGATCATGCGCAGCGTACCAATACAGTGGGCAGCCTGACTGCTAGCGATGTGTCGGCTGTGGTTGCTCCGTCTGCTGTGGTTCCGGTATCCGAAGGTGGAACCGAGGTGGATTTGGAACTGTATCGTCTGGTGGTTGAATGTACTGAGACAATGAAAAAAGTTAAGTCTCGCCTTCAAGAACCGTTGGTGGCTGAAACATATGTTACAGGCAAACATGGCATTAATCAGGCGCAAAAAGAATACAATCGTTTAAATAACAATAAATCACGCAATAAGTTATGACGGAATTATATATAAACGGGCAACTGGCTGTATTGTCAGAAGATTTTTATTTTACGTTGGCTTCTGAGAATCCGTATTTTACACGCAGTTCCAACTATTCATTGGATATAGAACTTCCAATGTCGGCCAATTACGCGATTTTTGGTCATATTAACCGGCTCGATGTGACCAAGAAGAAAACCATCTTGACGGCCGTCCTTATGGTTGATGCCAGATGTTTGTTATCCGGCAGTGCCGTATTGATGTCTGTAGAAGAAACACGGGTTAAAGTGCAGCTGGTGTCCGGAAATGCGGAGTTTAATTTGCTGACCAATGATGATATCTATGTGGATGAGTTGGATTTAGGTAGCGATTGGACACCGGTTGTAGGTCGTCCCATTGGAGGATTTTTGCCGGCTTCTGAAATGGTTGATTATTATGGATCGGTTGATCAGGTTGAATCTGTCTGGCTTCCTGTTTTCTATCAGGATGTGAATCCGGAGAATTTGAATAATAATGCTCAATACGAAGATGGCTCTAACCGATTTCTTCCTTGTCCGGAGTTCTTGCGTACATGTATTCAGCCTTATTTAATGACTGTGATTACAAAAATAGTGGAGCATTTTGGTTACACGTTTGATACCTCTTTTTTCGATAATAATTTTTTGCGTAATGTGTATGTCTGTAGTGCGGTGGCGTCATTAGGAATATCCAGTGCGCTCCCACATTGGACGGTTTCAGAATTCTTTGATGAATTGGAGAAGTTTTTGGGTGTGATTACTATTGTGGATGAACATACAAAAGTGGTTCGTTTCGCCAAATTAAATGACTATTTTTCTTTTTCTGATAAAGAGGTGATTAATGAAGACGCTGTACTTCATGAGTTTTCTGTGGAGATTGAAGATAAAAAAGACGATAAAGATATCAGTTCCGGCAATGTCAGTTATGATTTGTCGTCTGTGACTGATGATGGCTTCTTACGGTTGGATAGGGAATTGATAGAGGCGGCTCAAAAGACTGAATACAATACTTACGACGAACTGGTGCAAGCTTATAACGCCATGTCTGATGAGAACAGAAAAAAGACGCTCTTTGTGGTTGGCAGGCGGTATTACATTAATTATAATGAGGGTGATAAAAACAGTCTTCGTGAAGTCAACTTATATGCTGACTTGATTCGGAATCCGGAATCAGAAACGAGCGCCTCTTTGCGGATTGTTCCGGCCAAAATAGTACAATACAATATAGGTACTTACACTTTTCTTTCACATAATTTTGATTATGTGCGCACAGACACTCCCTTGTTTTTTAATATCCCGGTCGTGAGCTTTCATAAAGTGGGTTACGAGCAGAGTGCCTTCAATATCCAGGAGGCTATTGAAGGTAATGTGGAATTGCAGGAGAAGCAAAAAAAGAGTGATATTATGGAGGTTGCGATCAATACCGGTATATTCAACCGTCATACCGTTAACGGGCAATCATTTGATTATGCTTATCCGTTTACCGATTACCAACAAAGACCTGAAGGGCTGGTATCAACACTTATGCCTTATTCGTTGAGCTTGAATGATGTATGTCCGGATAGTATCGGCAACAAATTGTCATCACTTAACCTGTTTCATTCCGATATTCCTTATACTATTCAGTTCATTACGGATAAACTGCCGGATGTGAATAAAGTGTTCTTAATTGGTAACAAGCAATATTTGTGTGAGAAAATAGAGGCGGAGATAGATGTGAACGGGATAAACAAGGTGATGAAAGGTATATTTTATAGAATTGACTAGAATAGAAAATCCCCGTAGCGGTTCAACTACGGGGATCGTGTCAATAAAACAGACCATCACAGTGCGATGGTGAGTGAACCAATCTTTTTGCTAATATCCTGTAGCGCGAGGTTTAAGGTTTTGATATCCTTTTCGTTAAGGGTATATACCTTACCTCTTACTTTATAACCGTAAAGACGTTGTTGTAACCAAGCGGCACTTTTCCCGAAATAGTTCCGGGCGATATATGAGACAGGTATTATTTCCTTTACGCTTTTGATCTGATTCTGGAGTTCCAAATAGCGAGTCATGTTTTCCAGTTCATTATTGATTTGTTTGTATCCGTTTAGGGTAAAGTTATAAATAGCCTCATTATCTTTTTCGCTGGTGTAATGTTCTCGGATGTAGAGAAACTTTTTTTCGAATTTTTGTTCTCTGTCTTCATCTGTTGAATGCATGATCTCTTCCAGTTCCTTCAATTCTTTTTTGATGTCTGACATATTATATAGGGTTGTGTCCCCTTGTTTAAGGGGACTGGTTTAACAATTAATTTTCTAACTCTTTCAATCTGTTTTCCAGAATCCGGATGAATTTTTCTATTCTTAATTTTTCATCTAGAATGGAATTTACTTGTTGTTCTGTTAACTTTTTGTTGTTTTTGAAAGTGAACTCTGTCATCTTCAACTCCATTTTTAACTGTGTTAAACGATGGAGTAAGGCTGAAATTTCTTCTTTTTCATTCATGGTTCTTGTTTTATTGACATTGTAAAGATACATAGTAAATTTATTATGTGCAAATAATACATAGTAATTTTACTATGTATTAACCTTCTTTTTATAAGTTTCCTTCAAAATGCTTGGTTTCTTCATGTACGGTCATATTATCTCCTTTCAGATATTTGTTGGTGGTGCTGATATCCGCATGACGTGCCTGATCACGGGCTATCACGATGCCTTCGGCATTTGCCAGATCACGGATGCCGGAGTCCTTTAGACTGTAAAACTGATAGTTTTTCGGGTATCGCAAAAAAGCTCGTACTTTGTTGAAGTATTCTCGAAAAATGCGTGAGTCTGCTTTTTGAATAGAGGGTTTGAAATCCTTGCCAAAAAGGTAATAGTCTGAACTGTTCCTAAAGATGTCTAATTCAATCATTAGTTTGACCAAACTGTCATTCAATCCGACCATTCCGTCGCGTCGGTTCTTGCTGATAGTGGATGATACAAAAACTTTTTGCTCCTTGATTTTAATGTCTCCTAATCGGATATTGCTTAGCTCGTCCGGACGGATAAAGGTATAATATTCCATTTGACAGGCTAATAAAAAGTGTTTGTTGGTCTCTTTCAGATATTCATGTAATTGTGCAAGATCCTCTTTCGTAAGTGCGGAGCGGAATTTCGTTTCTTCCGCTAAAGAGCGGATTTTATCGGTCGGGTTGTCCTCGATATATTTTTTTTCCTTCAGCCAGGTACAGAAGGTAGATAACCAGGTACGATAGTTATTCCGTGTCCGGGCACTGGCATCACGGTCTAATAAGATATAATCCAAAAAGTCGCTTATATATGCTTGGTCGAATTGATACATATACATAATAGGCAGGTGCCTGCTGTTATTATATTCTAGCAGCATGTTTAATCTTGATTGGTAATCATAGAGTGTCTTCTGTTTTAGTGTTTGGGCAGAAGTGAGTTTTTCCAGATACTTGTTATAGATTTCTGTGACATAGACAAAGTTTGCACATTGTCTGTCTGTTGTGGCTTCCGCCCATGGGTTCCAGCCGTTCCTGAGGCGTTGTGTGGTGACTGTTATGATTTCAGTGGCTCTTTTCTTACGTTCCGAAATTTTTGCAATTGAGTCAAGCATGAATTTTTTTCGTTTCATACTTCCTTCTAGCGGATCGTAGCACTTGAAATCCACATACCAGTTTTTGCCAGTGTGCAGTTTGGGGAGAGTGTAGGTTACAACATCATACAGAGAAGTTCCTTTTCTTTTTCTTTCTGAAAACATTTTTTTATACGTTTTTCGAGTTCGAAAACGTATACCGTTAATGAATTCAATTATTTTTTGTCCGACTTTTGTCCGACTGTTTTAAAAGTAAAGAGGATAAAAGATTGTGATTCAATCATTTATCCTCTTTTTAG